CGTCGGTGAAATAGGCTGGAAGTCCTGCTGCGCGTGAAAGTTCAAGTGCAACATAATTTCGGGCTTCATTTAACTGCAAATTCTTTGGGTCATACCCAAGTGTCTCCAGGGTAACGTCAGCGTTTAAAAATGCGGTTGATTTGTTAGCACGTGCCGTCCGCCATGCGCTTAACAATTTTGCAACGCGGTCTGCTGGTAATGAAGTTCCATTAGATTTCAAAACCATTTGCGGAATTGGTTCAACTGCAAAATTCATTGCTGCGCGTTCTAAGGCTGCTGCTGCTCGAACGGTGCGACCTGCGCGACTTAATAATCCTTCTTGGAATCCCTGAAAGACGACAAGATTTGCGGGGTCAACAAATGCGCCGTCAATTGAATATGTTGCAATTTCATAACCCATGCCATTTGTTGTAATTGTTACGCGTTCAGGTGCAATGCGTTCCATTGCGCGAATTCTGCCCGTGTCTGCGTATCTATCCATAACGTATGCATACGCGCTAGGAAAAAAGAACAAATCAGAAATAATCCATGCCCAAAATGTTGAACCTGGAATTCGTGGGTCAGGCTGGTTGATTACACGCGGTTGTGAAATTTTTTCACCCGTTGCTTCATTTCGCGTGTGCATTGGCAATGACGCAATAGTTTGAATAATTCCCAAAGCGCGCGCTACGGTTGGCACACTCATTGCTTCAGCGCGTGAAGCAGTAACTATCCCACCGAATAAGAATAAATTACCTACTTCACTAAAATAAGGTGCAACCGCAGCCGCGTCCACGTTTGTGGCTTCAACTGGAACGGCAGCATCAACCTTACGCGGTGTAAATAAATCTAAAAATCCCATGGCGCAATTTTCACAGGGTTTTACACCTAACCAACCATAATGTCCAAATCATTGTCTTGGCGTGTCGCAAAATGGCTAACAAGGCTGACGGCCACGGCCGCGCACACAATTTGGCCGCTGGCACGCCTTCCAATAACCCACCCGCCGTCACCGCGTTTCAATTGCACTGCTGCTAATACTTGTTGGGTTAATTCAGATTGGCCACGGTGTTTCAACCGCCCTGAGTTAATTGCCGACAACATTTCGTCACACGCTTGGGGGTAAGCCGTGTCCATGTCGAAAATTGGAATCCCTGCTGGTGCAAGTCGCGCTGCAACCGCCCCTGCCGTGCGCCGTGAATAAAGAACCTGCTCAACTGGATATTTGCGGGCATAGTCCGCTAAATCGTTAGCAATGGCCTTATCGTCTAGTTGCAAATCATTTTTCCAGGTGTGCAGCAATTTGACCACAAATGATTCATCACCAAGTTTTTGGGCTGCCACCAATGCAGCGTGTTTTCTATCGGGTGATAGGTCAATTGCAAGCCATGTTGTTTTTTCAACATCAAGGTCAACTGATTTGTCCAGGCAATTGCCCCAACTGGCAGAATCAACGGCTGAAGATATAGCCACGACCCAACGGCACAAAACTTCAGTCATAACCACGTCAGGTGGGTCATTGAACACGGCACGCAAATTGTCAGGGTGAATTGTGATGCCCATTGCTGGATTCGACCATTTGGCGTTTTCAATGCTTATTTCATCAGTTGGTGCTGACCATTCAAAATAACCAATGTCATCATCATTGCCCGCAATTCTTGCAAGCGCGCGTTCGCGAAAAGAATTTAGCACCAGGCTTGCAGAATCACCCGCATTTGTATAAGCCATGACCAATGGGTTTCTTGCGGCCATAAGGGTGTATCGCAATGAAGCAAAACTTTCTAAATCGCTCATTTCACGCAATTCGTCTAGGTGAATTGTTTCAGGTCGGGAAACACCGCGAGCAGCCGAACCGCCCGCTTTCACAATAAAGCGCGTTCCATGAACCGTTTCAATTTCTTCCGCACCATGCGCCCAACGAATTCGTTTAACTTGCTTTGATAACGATTCGTTACCTTCAATTAAGGAAATCAATTGACGAAATTGTTCCAGGCTTGTTGCCAGTCTGTGAGCCGACCCAATTTGCAACGGTTCTTTCCATAGAAAAAGACCGCCCAAAATTCTGACCTGCTGCAAAAAACTTTTTCCGTTTTGACGTGCGACCACGATTGTATTCACAGGCGTAGCCCACCGACCGTCGGGCTTGACTTTGTGCGTGTGAATAAGCGCAAATTTTTGCCAGGGCATCATCTCTATGCCAATGCTGGTGGCTAAATCAACCAATTCAAGCCCCAATGAGGGTAAATCGTTCAATGGCGTGTGGATTCTTGGGGTTTCAACGCCAAAAAGGGTGTTTTCGGCATCTGTGTCCCTACCCAAAACCGATTCAAGCCGATTTGAGCCGTCTTTGGGCAATAGGTGACCTGTTGTGACCTTGCTAGTCATTTTCGTGGCTCTTTGAGTCGTTTTCGGGGGAAAAAGATACAGGAAGGGTCAGGGGTGTCCTTGCGCTGCTAAAAAATGGGCTTGTTTGAGCGTTTGAACGGTTAATGCCGCCTTTTGATGAATTACACCTAGAACAAAGACATTGAAGGTTTGATTCATTATCGTCACCGCCTGCACTTCTTGCCAAAATGTGGTCAACGGTATTCCACAAATCTGACATGTGAATTGGTCACGTTCAAGAATGCGTTGACGTATCTTACGCCACCTGGAAGTTGACCCATTGTCTTTTAATGCACTAGCCATTAGAAATAATTCCTCTGTTGATGAAATGCCCACGCCTTGCATGGTGTCTGATAGCGAACTTTTATGTATTTAATTGTTGCATCAATTTGTCTAAATGGGTCAAGGTCACGGTAATGCTTTGATTTCATTTGACCTAAACCGTAATGACTGCCATTGCGTGCAGTGTATGACCACCTTGATTCCTTCGTGATTATCTTGTTAAAACATTGGAATTCTTTGTAATCAAGAATCCTAGAATGTGCATATAACTTCAAATGGTCTATTGAATAACTCTCAGCATTTGCGTTGTGAATGCTTGTTGTTGAAAGCAATGCCGCAATGACATAGAACTTGCCCACTAGATTTATACGCCCTTGCGAGCAGTCCGCATCAGCGGCTCGCTTCAAGCGATAGAATCGTATCGGCTTAGTCAAATACCGCGCAACATTCAGCGTGCCTTTGGGCGTGTTTCCACCGTTGTGAACGCCTGTGGATAAAGCCTGTGGATAACTATTGTTTAACATTATCAACCAATGCGACACCCATTTTGGAACAAACCGTGCATTCCAGCACCTTCACATGCTCAGGCAGATTGTCTGTGATAATGCGAATTAACTGAGTTGTTACCTTTTTGCATGCACGGCATTCAAATTGCATTTGTTCCATAATTGCTCCTTACTAAGTTTTCAATGGGCTGAAGATTAGGTTGGCTGACCCACCAATTGGGCTGCCTGGAATGGCGGTACTTTTCACGCTTAGCAATGGCCACTGGAATCCAACCAACAATGTTGTAAGCCGTTGATGAATTGCCAGTGACTAACACTGCAATATCGGTTGAACGGTCATATTCGTGAACGATAAGTTGGCCTTCACTGTATTTAGTCCAGCGCACTTCAATGCCTTTTCCTACATCAGCCTTTTCTTTTCCCTTTTCCTCAAAAGGGTCAAATGTAAGATTGAAGTATTTGGCCACTGCCCATTCGCTGCCAATGGCTTCAGCATCTTGCGCGATAGATTCATGCAGCGTCTTTTCTTTTGTGTAAGTGCGTTGCCCACCAATGCCAGTCCAGGAATACTTTTTGGCCATAATCAAAGCACTTAGGTGGCACAACAACGCTTCTTCACGGTCTAATGTGACCTTCAACGCTGATTCCTACACCCAAAACAAAACCATACTGGATTATCTTCAGCGGCTTTTTGATAGCCAAATGAATCAAATTTTTGAATCAGTGCGCATTTGTCGCATTGCATAACATCATAAACGTCCACTGCCACACCGTTTTTGAGCAAGGTGCATTTCATGGTTTGTGGGTTAATTAACTCAATATATTCGCTCATTTCAAAATCACCCACATCATAATTGTGACCAGGATTGCTTCAATAATTATGAGAAACTTGACCACGCGCTTCATATTTGTGGCTTCCATGTTCCGTCACTTGTCAGCACATACCAAAGTGGTTCGCATTGATTTGGCTTACGTCCTACGCATGAGAAATTTGCCCAGTCTTTACCAGTTTTTGCGCTTGTTCCTGTTCGCCAAATGCGGTGGCCATGACTGCAACTTGGTGCTTCAGGCATCAGTTCACCGCCCAATTGTGAAGCAATGTTTTCAACCACTGACCCAAATGTTGGCATTTCATTTTCAATATGGTGAGTTGCCCACACGTCAGCAGTTCCAACCTTTGCCGTTTTTGCATCCAGTCGTTCAACCTGGTTCATGTTTTCCTTAGTTGCCCTGGTGTCTGCACCCAAAACAAGGCCAATGCAACGACCAATTGCGCTTGTCGTCGTATCTTCGCAAAACCAACGGCGCATGTTGACATTGAAAGCAGCAATGTATCCATAAGCGTAATCAACACCAGCGGGTTTGATGTCGCCCAAATCACGGTAAATTGTGCATTGAACAAGCACATAACCCTTTTCAGCATTGAAATCCACAATGGCCGTTTGAATTGACCCGTTGGGATATGTCTGCCAAAAACGCTTGATTCGCGTTGCCACATCTTCATAATTGTCAAGAAATCCCATTACTTCACCGCTTTCTTAGTGGCTGCAATGTGGCGGCTAACTGCCTTGCCGCGCAAATAACCTTCACGGTGGCCTTCTTTGTATCCCATGGAATATCCCAGGGCTGCTGTCATAACGCACAACAAGCCAATAAGCAATAACGCCCGCAATGTCTGTGGGTCTAATAGGTCAAGAACCATTTTGATTTCTCCCGAATCTAGGCCGCCTGTTTGACTGCCTTAGATAAGGGTGAAGCACACAACTGACAAAATCAACCTTCCCGCGTGCCTTACGGCGTGTCGGCCAGTAATTTGTCCACTAATGAATCCAGCCTTTGTTCAATGCGGTTGACCTGGTCTTTAAGGGAATTGCCACCATTTGGTAAAAGTTCACGCATAACTGATTTAATCATGAATCGCATGGCCGAATAAACGGCCGTAAGGATTGCAAGAACGCAACCAATAACGGCCGCCCATTCGTTCGGGTTCATTCCCCAGTGACCCCAAAACTCTTATCCTTTGGGTTTATGTAACGCAAAATAACTGGCAAAACTGATGAAAGGCCAGCATAAACAATTGCCTTTGGGTCAGTAATTCCAGCCATATAGACGGCAATACATGATGCAATAAAACTGCGCCCCCATGATGCTGCTAGGGCTTTGGCTTTGTCCATTTTTTCTCCTTCTTTGGTTTGACTCCCGAAGTTGGAATAGTGACCGTTGGAAAGTCACCTTTGTATGGTGCAAATTTGGGAACGCCAAATCCGACCACTTCTTTTCCTTCACCGTAGTGGCGAACCTTCACCATGACCATTCCACCATTTCGCTGGTCACCTGTTCCTGATGTGTTTCCTTCAATAAGCAAAACTTGATTGTTAGGCATTAAGCCAACAACAATTCCAATATGGCTAATTCGGTCAACTCCGTCATGTGGGAAATCCATAAAAGCCAAATAACCCAATTGCGGAATGTTTGACCAACGGTTGATTTATTTGAATTTGTGTGCGCCTATTGCAGTTGAAACACATGAAGGAATCTTGACTTCAGATTTTGCAAACACCCAATTGACAAAACTTCCACACCAGGGCAAACCGTTGGCCTTTGTAAATTCACCGTATTTGGTCAGGTTGTCGCCTTCTTCAACCGTGCCAACTTCAGCAATTGCCGATTCAATGACTGCCGCTGATGTGCCTAATGGAAATGTCACAACCCAAGTGCCTTTAAGTCGTCAGCAGTCAAGCCAAGTGCAGCAAGTTTTGCTTCAGCCGCCTTGCGTTTGACCTCTTTCTCCGCTTTTAATGTGGCTTCTTGTTCCAATTCCTGTTCTATTTTAAGTCTATCTTGCACCTCTTTTGGAGTTGCTTCTCTTTCAACAGATTCACCTGTTTCAGCATTTACTTCTACAATTACATAACTCATTATTTGACCCCCCATATTTTGTATGCACC